GTGCCCGTGGTCGGGGCGACCGAAGCTGTGCCACCCACGTAGTTCGTCGCCGACACCGCGCCCGTGAGCGCCTGCGGCTTGCCGAGTCCCTGCGCGACCGAGAGGGTGCCGGTGTGTGTAGACCCGGAGATGAGGTGGTCACGGTCGTGCAGCGCATCGACCGAACCCAGGATGCGCTTGTCCTGGATCTGAGACGAAGACACGGTGGAGGTGTTGGGCGGAACGAACACGGCGGCAAGGACCAACACCGTCGAACTCACCGAGGGGAACACAGCGAGATAAGAACCATCGTTGTTCGGACTGAGAGCGGCCAACGACCCGTGGATGACTCCGAGCTGAGATGAAGCGTTGAGGGTGACGAGAGAGAAGCGTGCCAGGGTGGAGTCCCCCGCTGCCGCTGTCGTGCCGTCCGGGTTCGCCGACCCGGTGATGACCGAGACGTTACCCCCAGTGATCGTCTTAGAAGACCCATTCATCCTCGCTGTGCCCGACGAGACTGCAACCGTGCCATCCGGCGTGCCCTGCGCCGTGACCACGCCGCCCGAGAAGACGACATAGCCCGCCGCGACCCGTTCCATCGACTGGATGTCGACGTGGTCGATCTCGGACTGGTCTGCGTACGGTGCGTCCGCTTCGTTGGGGATCGGCACTAGTGGCCCCCGTGGGTGGGCTCGGCAGGCGCGTCTTCGCCTTCGTCTGGTGTCGAGACCGGGATAACGCCGGTTCGGATCAGGTCGACCTCAACCTTCGTGTCCTCGAACCCCTCAGCGGCGAGGTACACCGTGACGTGCGGCGACTCTGCAGCGGCGGCGAATGCAGCGATCGCCTCGCGGTTGTCACCGATGCAGTCGAGATCCCCATTGATGAGATGCCACGCCAGGGTCTCGGTGCATTCCGGGTCGTGGCATTCGTAGTCGTCGGTCATGACGTCCTCCGTCGGGGCCAGCAGGCGTAGACGGTCCCGGCCAGCAGCGAGACGTATACGGCGAACGGAGCCGCGTCGTGCCACCAACAGGCGACCACGACTTAGCCCTTATTCGCGGTGTACGTGAAGGCGGACACCGCGACAGCAGCGGCGGCCACGATCGAGACCGTGTTCAACACGAGGTCATGCGTACCGGTGCCGACCGTCCCGTCGAACACCACGGTCGTGCCGTCCGACTTCAGCGCGCGGAACCATGCAGCGGTGCCGGTCGCGTTCGCGGAGGCGTCGGACGTGATGGCGTTGGCGGTCGCTACGCCGTTCGATGCGGCGGGGAACGCCGTCGCGTTCCACCGCAGTTCGGCGAGCAACACCTGTGCACCGATGGCGGTGTCTGCCGTCGTCGGCTGGGCTCCGTCATAGATCCGCAGGTAGCCGTTATCGAGGAGGTCGCACACCGCGTCTGCTTCTGCGGACGCCGCCACGTTCGATCGCTTCGGGTTCAGTGCCACGAGCTATCCCTTCTCCTCATGCCTTCGGCTTCGAGGCCACCGACTTCTCGCCCGGGGCCTTGGTGGCGCGTTCGACTTTCTTCTCGGTGACCTGCTCGACGTAGCCCTGTTCGATCATGGATTTGGCGAGCGCATCGGGAACGGTGATAGTGCCTTCGCCGTCGAACCCGAGGGTCACGACCGCCATCTGATTCAGAACCTTGACCTTCATCGCGCTCCCTTCCCGAGGGGAGGAGGGGCGGGGTCCGGCTAGACCCCGCCCCGCCTGTCCTCTGCGCTTACGAAGCGCCGTTCCTGTACCACTTCACCGCACCGGCAGCGCCGTTGATGATCTGCTTGCTGTCCGTCCGAAGGATGCAACGGAACGCGATCAGGTCGGCGTTGAACCGGAAGTCGTCGGAGCGCTCGAACCGCACCCCTGAGACATCGCGGATCATGAAGTATTGGCTGAAGTCACCGAACGCGATCGAGTAGGCGTTGATCGCCTGCACCGCCACGTTCGGATCCGTCACGACCGGGCGACCGAACAACAGGTCTGGTTGCCCAGCCTGCATCCCCGGCTGCCAGAGGAAGTTACCGAGGCCAGCGCCACCGGTGTCGTCCCTCACCTTGCGGACATATGCCGCGGTCAGGTCGTTCATCAACCAGTAGGAGTTCCGGCGGTAGCCCGACACGACCGAGTGGTACAGGTCGATCAGGCTGTTGCCGGAGACCGTCAGGCCTGTACCCGCTGCGCCGGTCACGCCCGCCGTCGGGGCGTTCGCAACTCCCTGTGGCTGGGATGAGCCGGTGCCGGTGATGTAGGCCGTGCCGGTCGCCGTACCGATCGCGATCCCCGCAGCACGCGCCAGGTACCCCACGATGTCAACCGCGGAATCCGAGACGAGTTCCTGCGAGATCTCGATCAGCTGGCCGTACTTGTAGCTGTTCAGCGTGACCTGGCTGAATGCCGGGTCGGACTCGGCCAACGTTCCGCCTTCGAGCACGAGCGCGGCGGCACCGTGGGATGTCGTCTTCGGCACCAACAGCGGCTCACCAGAAGATGTGGTGAGGATCGCCGCGTTGGTCTGGCGTACCGCTGCGAACTCGATCAGGTGTTCATACAGCGTTGCCAGGAACCCGGTCGGCACCGTGTATCCACCGGCGGTCGTCGCGTTCGGCACCCCGACACCGAGGTCGAAGGTCTCTTTACCCTGGCGCTTGGCCCGGATGTATTCCTTCGTCTGGTTCGGGATAGAGAACTCGATGGCCTTGGGAGCCCATGTGTCGGAGTCGGGAAGCGCGGCCCGCATGAACTGGGCCATGCGTTCGTTGTCCGAGTTCGGGTCTTTCTGCAACCCGTCGGGACGAAGCTTCTCGAACCGTTCGCGCTGTTCGTCGGTCTTGGCGTTCTGCTTCTCCAGCGCCAAAAGGGACTCGATACGGTCACCGAGACTGTCGATCTCGGAGTTCATCAGTTGCTCTTGGAGCTTGTCTTCGGTCGTCCAGGTGTGGTCCTTGCGGCCCTCCACCTCGGCGACCAGACCGCGGAGCGCTTCGACAGCGGTAAGCCGCTTGTCGTGAAGGCTCTCGATCAGGTCGTTGGTCGTTGCCATCGGTTCATCTCCTCTGTGAATCGCGCGGTCTGGGCGTCCAGTGCTTCCAGGCGCTTGCTCCGCTCATCCTCAGAGGTGTCACGGCCTTCGTCCTCGGGTGCAGCGGCCTCTTCGGTGCTGCGGCCTTCGTCCTCAGGTGTCACGGCCTCGTCCTTTCGTTTGCTGAACACTCCCGCGATAGCGGCTTCGGGGAACTGCGGCCACACCACGGGTCCGAACTCATGGAGCCGGACTTCCTTGATCGTGCGTTCGTCCACACCGTCTTCGCCGGTGTCCCATTCCTCGTCCAGCACCTCGAACGTGATACTCATCCCGTTGAGCGAGCCTTCTTCGAGTCGGGGTTTGATCTCTTCCTGTACCGACTTCGCCTGGGACAGTTGGATCTCGGTCCACAAGCCCTTCGGGCGCATCTCCACCTTGGTCGGTACGCCGATAGGGAGCCCGCCGAACGAGTCATGCCCGTGGTCCACGAGCGCCTTGAAGTGCGACGGCCGGTGGTCGCGGATCGTCTTGTCGAACGCGGTTGGAGAAAGCTGCGCGCGGAACGGCCCTTCGAAACTGTCGAAGTCCGACCAGATCCCGGTCACCGCGGCGTAGCCCGCGAGGGTATTGCCGTCGGCGGAGACCTCCGCTTGGTCGTAGCTGGTCTGCCATTCGGTGATGCCACGCATGAGGGACCGCTTCGGGGCGTCGATGATGCTCACGGCTCAGATGTTCCGTCTGGCGTCAAGGTTGATTGCGCGAGAGTGACGGGCTCTTGACCCACGATCGTCTCGTTGGAGGGATACAGGAACTCGTCCAGGTCGGGTTCGTGGGGCAGATCTTCGAGTCGACGGACCTCCGACCGGCTCATGTATCCGTCGAGGATGGCCTGGTGATACGCCTGCGCCTGCGCGGCGGCGTCTCCGCGCAGCAGTCCTTTCGCTTCGAACTTCAGGAACTGGCCGCGTGGGGTCATCTGGTTGAACCCCGACTCCAAACGCACCAACCACGGCAGCAGCGAGTAGCGGACGAACCCGATGGACTGCTGTTCGATGCCGGTCCCCCACGATGTCGTGGTGTCGAGTTCTTGGATGAGGTGAGGAGGAACCCGGAACAGCCGTGCGATCTCGACCACCTGGAACTTGCGGGTGTCGAGGAACTGCGCGTCCTCGTGGGAGATGGAGATGGACTTCCACGTCGCGCCACCCGTCAGGAACCCCGGCTTGTGGGCCTTGTCCGTCCCCTCGTGCGCCGAAGCCCAGGCGTCTCGCATCTGTGACACGTACTCGGTCGTCGCACTCGGATTACCCGCGGGGAGTTCGATCACACCCGGCATGGACCCCTGGCCTTTGCCGAAGAACCGCGCGCCATACTTCTCGGTCGCCAGCCCCAGCCCGATGGCCTGACGCGCGACCTCGATAGGCGACAGTCCCCGCAGTCCGCCGTCTGAGAACGCCTTGATGTGCAGCACGTCGCCCATCGGGTTGGACGGGCCGAACCTGCTGAGCGGGTGGTTCTCATCGCCCTCCCAGATGAACTCCACCTTGCCGTTCTTGCGGCGCACCACGATCGAGCGCGGGTTGAGCGTCCAGAACTCCACGGGGAAGCCCATGTCATCGCGTGCGGTGATGAGCAGGAAGCAGTTCCCGTCGAGATTCAGCGAGGACAGGCAGCGTTCGATGAGGTCGAACCACGTCGTTTCGGGGTTGGGCATCGTCAGCCACAGCGGCAGCCTGGAGACCTCCACCGACTCAGCGCCCTTCTTGCGGTACAACTCGGCGGGCATAGCGGCGATCGTCTCAGCGATGAGCCGAACGCATGCATACACCGCGACCAACGAAAGCGCGGTGTGCTGGTCGACGTTCACGCCCGAATAAGAATCGGCCCCGTAGCTTTCACCGGAGCCCCACAACGCCATCTTGTCGACGGAATAGCTCTCGGTGGGCCACGGCACGCCAGGTCGCGATGTGAATGCGCGTGCGAAAGCGTCTGAGACCCGGCCCACGAGCCAAGGATGTTGGCCGCGTCTAGGTCACATCGCCACGAACATCGGCGGTTCGAGCGGGTTCGCCGATGCAGCATGCACCGCGAACGCCACAGCGATCAAAGCTCTCGGTGCGTTGCCGATCTCATACCGCTCACCCTGTTCGGACGTTTTCACCTGCGCCGCGAGGACATGGTTCCGCAGTTCCGCGTTCCCGTCGTGCATCAACAGCCCACCACGCATGAGCCGGTTGAACGTCCCCGACGCAGCCACGAGGCGTGCGGGTGAGTGCGGGGCCTCGATCATCTGCACCCCGCGGGCGCTCAACAGGTCGGCCGAGCGGATGAACGCACCCAACGGGTGATGCACCGCCGACACGTGGTAGAGGTCGCACAGTTCCACGATGCGGTCCTCCACCGCGACCAACATCGACCCGTCGGTGTGGTCTAAGACTTCAGCGGCCACCGCTATCCGACCCTCATCGCGCACCGAGGCGATACCGATCGCCGCGTTGTGACCGACCGACGGCACCAACACGACCTCATCGCCTAGAGCCACCGACCCGATATCCACCCGGCACCGGTCCCACTCGTTCGGCGTGATCGCAGGTTCTTCGCCGTGTGTCCATATACCGCATGCGAATCTGAGCCAACGACCGGGCGTCATCGACGGCGAGGACCGGCGGCGTCTCAGTTCGGGGATCGATTGCATGTGGGAGGGGTTCGCCCACTTCACCTGCTGCAGGTTGTCCGGTTTGTCTTCGGGCTCCAGCGCCCATTCGTGCAGCGCGAACTGCCCTTCGGCATATCTGCTGTGCCGCTTGGTCGCATGCGTGCCGTCGAGTTTGTGCGCCCGCGCCCGCAGCAGTCCCAGCGGGGATGCCTCCGTCGAGCCTGCGGTTGAGATGGTCACCATCCGCCCGCCGCGAGGCCCGAGCCCGTCGGCGAGAACTCCGTACAGTTCCCCGTCCGGGTGTCGGTGAAGCTCGTCCACCAAGGCCAGGGTCGGGATCGGACCGTCCGAGGTGTGTGCATCCGCGGCCATGACCTTGATCCGGCCCCCGTTGCAGCGGATCTCCCGCAATCCCGACCGGATCTCATACGTCGTGCCAGCGATCTCGCGGGCGTGCGCGTTCGAGGCCGCATATCCCCGCGAGTCGATCCGCGGTTCGGGAGCCTTGCCCGAGCGGCGCAGCATCTTCTCGGCCTGGCGGAACATGATCCCGGCCTGGTCCCCCGATGCCGCGACGATGATGACCTCAGAATCCATGACCTCAGCGGCGTGGAACAGCGCGAGCGCCGCGAGCATGGTGGTTTTGCCGTTCTTCTTGGGGATGACCACGACCAGTTCGGTGGCTTGGCCGAAGTGGTCGGCCAGGATCAACTTCTGGAACCGCTCCAGCTTCAGTGCCGAACCGTCCTCGATGTGCAGAAGCGGGGCGAACCGCTCGAATCCCGCCAGATCGTAGCTCATAGCCCCAGATTATTTCCGATTTCGGGTTGACAGTTGGGATTCCGTGTGGGTGGGATTTTGGCGCGATTTCCATGTGAAATGCGCTGAGAGTTTCTCTTT